GCAGTACCGTTGAGCACAAGTGCGCCATTAGCAGCAGCTAAGATTGCTCCAGTGCTTGCAGCAGCAGGGCTGGAAATTTGAGCAGACGTACTTGTCGCCATGCTCAGACCCATGATATTGAAGTTTGCCGTTGCAAGACCGCTGGCGGGCAAAGTGATGCCCATTTCGGAAATGACGCAATCGCGGTACAGTTCGGACTGTGCAATATCCGAATAGATATGCTCAATCAGATAGTAGTCACGCGTCTGGCCTGTTTGAGGAACGTAAGTGTGTTTGCCAGTGGATGTCAACGTGACAGTGTTGGTAGTTTCGCTGCTAGTTGCCCAAGTACCACCATCCAAACGCAAGACGTTCAAAGTCTTGCCGTTCGAAGCAATGCCTGTAATAAGCAGATTGGTGGAGTTGTTGCCGCTCGTTGTGAAACCATTAGAACCAGTACCAGCACGAATCACCATGCCTGGACGGAAGCCAGACGTGACAAAGTTGCCTGCTGTGCAAACAATCGTACCTGCAGGGCCTGTGCCTGCTACAGCATCATAGTCACCTGCGGCAGCAGTTGCAGTCACAGCCGTTTGTGCAGCCTGACGGCAAATCGATTCCATAAAGTTCTGGTAGCCACCAACGGAAAGCTCACCGTTAATAGAACCATCGACGCTAACCACACCATGGCGGAAGTCAGAGACTTGCTGCGACGGACGAATTTCGTTCGACTGGTAAGTGGCCTTCTTAAAGTCCACGTTGGAAGTGACGCGACGCAAATATTTTGCGCCTGTCGGGCTGCCGTACGTGGCAAGTGCAGTCTGTTTTGCAATTGCCAGTTTTTTGTTTACGCCTGTTGCGATAGTCATGATAACTCCTAATTAAAAATGTCTGCGTAGTAAGAAACCCTGACCGGAAGCTGGTAAGCTTCGTCGTCAATCATTGCAGGTCGAATTTCAGGGGTCTTAATAATGTTTACTGTCACACCGCCATTACTGAACGACGAACCCCTTGGGAACGTCTGCCTAATCAACTCAGCTCTTGTGAAGGCATCGCCTGTACCGAGCTGAAGAGGATAAACCAAAGTTATTTGAAAAATTCCTACTTCTCGATAAAACCCATCACCCATAGTTGGGTTCTCAGGAGTTGCAGGCAACAAATTGATTTTCTGGTAAGGGACGCGATTTGCTGCCGTTGGGAAGTACATATTTTCCCAAGCTATCAATTCTGCAATGACGGTTCCACCTGTTCCGTTGCTGACTACTTCAGTTCCTGTTACAGGGTCATCCAATAAAAAAGTAGTGCTTGTTGGGACATCCGAAACGATATAAGTCCCGTTAGCCCCGCCTGTGTGGTTAGAAACAGTTGCTTGTAATCCTACGACCAAATTGTGCGGAGCAGAAGTTGTAAAGACGTCGCTAACCGAAGAGACAATTGTAGCTGCCGGAATGATGCCAGGCATGCTATTAAGCGCAGACTCCAATGCAGATCTAATCTTAACCAGAGACATTTCCGCTCCTAACCCTAGCTGCTACTTCTTCTGCAATCTGAGTGAACTCTGCAACAGTAAGCCCAACCATGCCGTGAGGGGCTTGCTTAGACCATCCGTATTCCAAAGCTCGAGCGTAAGGCAAATTGTTCACAAAGTAATACGTGTGACCTACTTGCCAACGTCCAAGGTGGCTAAGACGTTCTAGCGAACCGTGTCCTGTAGCATCTACCGTTGGGATCGTTCCCGTTGGAATCTTATCAATACCAACTTGCCAATTGTTAATAAAGTGACCGGGTACATATCCTTTAGGCCAATACGGCTTTTTCCAAGTTGTCGGATCACCTACAGGCGATCTAAGCACTAATCTACGACCAACTTCTAACAAACATTCTTTTGTAAGCTGCTGAATCCTAGCTTTGCCTTTTTCAGCAAAGCGAAACATATCAGATACAGCTTTAGCATTTATAGAATGCGTGTCCACTATGCACGTAAGACCAAAAGATACAACAAATCTGTTCCACCAGGACTAATTGCCTGGACATCGTAAATCTTGTACTGCACGCTACCCAAAAGCACAAAGTCTTGAATGCGTGGAGCATCACCATTTGCGTCCATATACATCCACTTATTGTGATCTTGGATTAGCGTATTTGTCTTAAAGTTTTCACCGTATTCCGGGCCAATGCGCTTTCCAGGAGCATCAACAACCACGGCATAACGCGTTGTGTCTTGTTGAGAGGTTTGAGCGTTTGCTACAGCTTTACCTGTACTTGGGTCGTACTTATTGCCACCTCCTGGCGTATAGCGGCGCAAGGTGACAGGTCGCCCGAATCTTTTCAAAAGATCCAGGGCCCTAGCCGCTATATCAGAGTAAAAGCTCATTTAGCATCTTCCCAAACGCACACAAGGACCAGCTGAAGCTAAGAATGGTCGCACCATATTCTCTACTTGAACATACTCCGTTTGCTGCGGAGAATCTTTATCATAGACAATAGTAATTGGCCCAACTGTCTCGCTAACGATACCTTGGGTCTGGTCCTTGACTAATGCTTGAATATTAGCACGTAAAGCAAGTTCAGCGCAAGCATTTTTTATTTCTGTTGGGACTGTTGTGTAATCAAGCTGGTAAAGGCCATACGAACCTCTAAGCTGTGGCCCAAGTGCGCCAGCAATATCGTCAATAACCACACCAATGCGCGGCCAGTCAAGTGCTTGAGTCGGTTTGACGCGAGCACCTTTCCAAGCATTGCGATAGCGACCAACCATGAACTGAGTAGCTCGACGCAAGTAAGCTTCTTTATCAACAGTTTGAATAGACGACCAAGTATGATTGCCCATATTGGTGTGATAAGTATCTGCATCCGCAACGCTAATGTAAGACTCGGAATTAGACATTGCGCTACCATCTTCAACAATGATTGTCATTTTAACGCTCCACAATATTAACAAAGAAAGTACGATCGTCGATACGTCCGCCCGTTGTGGTTATGCGAACTGTAACACTTCCAGTCAATCCTGCTGTACCACCACCAAGCCATAATGTCACGGATGTGGAAGTAACTGTTGCGGAAGTTGGCTGGGTTAAACCGGAAGATCCGTCTAAAACAACTACTGCACTTGCGATAGTATCGCTAATTGGTGCAAGATAATTTGTCCAATCTGTCGTGTAATCCAGGACAGCATTTGGGTCTTTATCAATATACCAAGCATTTCCGCGGGCTGAAAAAGTATCAGACATTTTAACCTCTAATTAGAATAATCAAAAGCAACAAGCCGTTTAGGAACAGAATCAACTTGAACAATTCGTAAAGGTTGTAAATCGACAAAAAACTTTCTATCAACTGGATCAATTGCAATTGTTCGTTTTGGCAATGCGTCTATAGCTAAATGGCGCAATGTTGTATCAATTGTAATGGACCTTATTGCAACAGGATCTATTACAATATGTCTATCTGCAGAATCAATTCTAGCAATTCTAAATCTGAGTACAAAATTAGATGTAGCGCTACAAGTTGATGTGCCTACTGAAGCAGCAACAGCAAAAACTGGAATACGAGAAGAAGCTAAGGCTGAAGAAGAACCTGCAGAAGAACCTGCTCCTGAAGCATTAGCTGTACCTATTCCAGATACTGTACTTGAACCTGCTGCTGACCCAACTGCAGATGAAGAAGAAGGGGTAGTACCTAATACGCTTGAAACGCCAGAAGAAGATCCTATTGCACTAGAATTAGCTGCACCTACAACAGAGCTAGTTGCTACACCAGATGCTGCAAATGCAGAGCTTGCAGTTGAAGATCCAACAACAGAACTAGATGCTGTACCAGAAGATGTTGCTACAGAAGCTGCGGTAGAACTAGAAGATGCTGATACAACAGAAGTTCCAGAAGATGAAGCACTTGAACTGGCGTTAGAAGTACCAACGCTTGCAACCGTAGAAGTTCCAGAAGCAGATCCTGTAGCTGCTGCGGTTTCTGTGCCTGAGCCAGATACTGTTGCAACTCCTGATGAAGATGCAACAGAGGCTGCTGTTGATGAACCTACTCCTGAAGATGCTCCCGTCCCAGTAGAACTTCCAGACGAAGCTGCTGTTGATGCTCCGACAAAAGAAACAGTAGCTAATCCTGATGATGAACCTACAGCTTGAGCAGTTTCCGATCCTGAATAAATGACAAAGGGTTCACCCTTAAACGCATAGCCTAATGTGAGCGTGTCTAAAGATCCCGCCTGCGTATAACAGAACGGGGAACCTTTAAAAGCGTAGCCTAACGTTTTAAGATCAGCCATTTAAGTTATTGAAAGATCATCAAACCAACCGTTAAGATTTGTCGCAGTTGTAGAGTAAGCATAACCAAATAACTCAATTACACCGTCCTCTGTTGGAGTAATTGTCAAAGAAATTTGTTGCCAAGTATTTGCTGAAGCACTTACTGTCGCAGTCATATCACTTGAAACTCCAGCAATTTGCCCTCCGCGAATCTTTATGCCAACTGTTATATTTGTGCTATCCCGTCTTGCATATACATTGATTGTCTTAGATACATTTGCAGCCATTAAAAGATTTGCCAATACAAATTCGCACTGTGGATTGTCCACACTAAGGGCTGTACTTAACGGCGATAGTTTCCAAGAAAAATCTGAAGCAGTGTTCCTTACACTTGTATCACTTTTAATCTGATAAGATGCATTAATAAGGCGGTGATCAGTTGCGCTTCCTCCGTACTTATGGATACGAAGAGTGTCACAGAGCGTTCCGCTACTTTCAATCGGTGTTGTTGAACTTAAAGTACAATTGTATAAAGTCGTTCCTTTTCCACCACTTGAAACAACTATATCAGCCGTCACGTTATTGGCAAGGGTTGTATTGTAGTATGTCGTCTCACCGGCAGAATCAGAGCTTGTAGCAATTCCATATCCAGCGTTATTGTCAATCTTGTCAATATTTGCATCTACTCGAGCTCCTGAAACACAAGGTAATGCACAAGCCAGACCGCCAGTGCCACCAAGAATTCCTGAAATTCTTCTAGCAGTAAGTTTAACTCTTTGAAGAGCTGTAGCTGCTGGAACAACTAAACCGGCTCCACAAGACATTACATTTCCTAAATCCAGAACAAGAGATGTTCCAGCATTAAAAGTTAAAGAAGAACATGCTGCAACACCTGTCAAAGAAATATTACAATTGACATTTGAAGAAGTCACTGTTATAGGCGCCCCGTTAGCATGAGCTACTCCAACCTTTTCAATTTTAATGTAGTCCTGCCCGTTTAAATCAATAGCTGCACCAGCCCAATAAGAACATGTCAACCAAGAGACACCGGATTGCGTGCTCATGTTTGTACGATCCCAACCTCCAGAAAAAGTAATAGGACTTCCGTTTGTCCCACTATCTTGGACAGTTCGACTTGAACTTTGGAATTGAGGTGAGCTTCCTCCGTAATTCACTCCATCGATAGGTTGAATTTTATATGTTGTGACACTTTCACTTGTACCTGAATAAGTCCTAGGAGTAAGCGAAGCAGAATTTAAATCTGTACTTTGGCTATTTCCCAAAGTTACAGATGTTCCATTAATTCCTAAAACAGGATACCATTCAGGTTCTCCAACTGTGTTTTTACCAATCAAAGATAAATGAGTTAAAGAAGCTGCATTGCTAGACGCTTTACAAGCAATGATGTTATCAAGCAAAAACGTCCCTGCACCAAAATCGGAAATTACATATAGCGCTACAGACTTAATAGAGCTATTTAAATTTGAACCAAAATCCTTAGTGACCACAGTCCAGCCGGAGTTGAAGGCCCTGTCTATTGTAATTGCATGTGCAGAGGTAGCACCAGAAGTATCTGTGCAAAGACGAAGCTCAAGTGCTCCTGCTGGGACGTTATCAATACTTGAATTAATCCAAAAGCTAACTTGTTGATACCCTGAAAGATCTAATGTCCCAGTGGCTTTAAATGCCGCTTTCCCTGTGGTAAAAGTCGAACCAATGGCAATGCTTGCAGAATTTGTGCCTTCTTTATGACTTACACTTGTCGTTGTTGTAATATTTGTAGATGCAGTCCAAGCACTTTCACCGTTATCGATTGTCTGTGTGCAAGCCGCAGCAAGAGTAATTGTGCTACTTGAATTCGTCCAAGTAGCACTTCCAAGAGATGATGCATCTGGAGAAGCTATAATACGAACAATATCACCAGGAGCAATTCTAGCTGCTGTAGCTCCGCCCGCAATGGTTTTCCAACGATTTGCAAATGTTGTACCATCGTTGGCGTCGTTTCCACCAATTGGATCTAAAAAGAAATTACTCACATTACACCTTACTTTTATTAATCTTCGCTGATCGTGCTTGAAGTTGTAAGAATTGGCGTAATACCATTACCAGTCACAATGTTTGGCGTGACTGTACCAGAATACAAGATTTTTCCAGTTCCGGAAGAAGCAGTTCCGACGCTGAAATGAGTAACCGTACCGGATCCGCCTGACCCTGTCGGAAATGAAATATTTGAAGCAGGAACGACGCTTCCAGAAGAAACTGTCCAGCCACCTGTAGTTCTTGCGACTGCAACTCTTGTATAGCCTGTATAAGTTGCTTCACTGGTTGTCTGATTTCCCGCTTCACCAGGATCAGCCGTGTGCAATGCAACATACAGATTTGTAAGAGGGCTTGTAGCTGCATTGTCTGCTATATTTGCGATTGCTGTGGCATTGAAAATAAGTTTCAGCAGATCGTCTTCGAAAGTGTTTCCTTTTGACATACATGCTCCGTAATTTAGTTAAAATAAAACCCGGACTTTTGGCCCGGGTTTTAAGACACAACAGGCTTGGATTAGCCCAGCAGGATGGCGCAATGGTTAGGCTTGATGCCCTTGCAACCCCAAGCTGCCGAGATTTCGTACTGCATTTGGCGGTATTGAGCGTACATTGCAACTTCGAACGCGATACCGGAACGCGGATCAACGATCATAGTACGGTCAACTGCCATGTCGCCACCTTCCGGCAGAGCAGGAGCACGAGTTGCCAGAATCAGCGAAGATTGGCTGAAAGCAACGTTCGGAGTGAAGTTACCACCGACAGTCACCGCAGTTGCGGAAGTCGGGATAGCTTGGCGCAGACCAGGAGCACCGATCGTTACAACACCGCCGGACAGGGCACCAGTCACAACGTACTTGTTGCTATCACCGTTGAAGGTAATGATGTCACCTGCCAGGATAGTGCCGCTACCAGTGATCAGCGTGATTGCGGTTGCACCCACTGCATAACCTGCAGTGTTCGTCGTATAAGACGTGCCAGTGCCCTTGGTGACAGCAGTCACTTGAGCCGACTCGTGGAACGACATACCGTGGATGTTCAGCAGCTCACCGTCACGCAGAGTCATGGTGGTGCCAGCTTCGTTTGCTTTGGTCAGTTGACCCAAAGTACGCATCGCGGCGCCTGCAGTGGTGTCGATAACCACACAACGATCGGATGGCGGAGCGCCGTTATCGTCCAGGATCTTGCGGATCTGGGCCGGGTCAGCCAGGTTGGTTGCGAAAGGCGTAGTACCAGCAGTGCCGTATGCACGCGATGCAGCAACGCGAGCAGCAGTAACGACATCCGATTCCATTTCGTTCACAAGAGTGCGGATAGCTTGTTGGAGCTGCGCATTCTTGATAGGACGAGCACCGGAACCGTTGTTGTTCAGACCCAGCTCTTCTTCACCGTTCCAACGGAAAGGAACACGACGCGACTTGGTGATGGTCAGACCCACGTTACCGATCGTTTGGTCACCATCGTTCGGCGGCGTGACACCAGGAGTGATATCAGTAGCAGCAGCGGATGGAGTGATGAACGACGTAACCGTTTGACCTACAGCGGCGCGACTAACCGACGCATCCAGTGTTGCGCAAGGAATGGCGCCAACCAGTTCACGAGACACAATATCCAGCGCTTCGTAAAGCGAAGGAATCAGAGAGGTCAGGGTGTTTGCACCAAGCATCAGGCCATTACGGGCCATCCAATTGGTGAGGCGCACCTGTTCGATGTACAGAATGGCCAAAGCAAAAAGCTTGACCTGCGCAAAAACATTTTTCAAAACAGATTTCATTTGAGACTCCGAAGTTTAATCGACGATCCTAATTCCGCTTCGGGCAACTTCAGCTTGTTTAAGCATTGGAAGTGCTTCGTAGTCGGAACGCTTAATGGTTTTACCTGAGGCATTGCTGCCACTTTGTCGAGCGTTGCTACTACCAGAACCCGAAGTGTTCGACGGGAACCAGTGAGGCTTCTTTTCCTTCTGCTGCTCGATCCACTCAGCAGGGCTAAATGGTGTTTTACCATTTTTGCCAAGTTCTGGATTGCCCTCGGCGTCCAGTTGTACTGCATTACCTTGATCATCCAAGGTAAAGATTTGACGTGCATGCAGGAGTGCGTCATCAACGGCTCCAGGATGCAAGTCTTTGCAAGCTGCCCTGATGTGGTTATCCAGAACAGCTTGTTGGTAACGCTTCGCACGTTCTTCAGCAGCAGCGATTTTCTGCTCGAAAGTCTTCAGTTCGTTCTGATGAGCTTCGCGCATACGTTCGGTGTACTTCTGAATTACCGATTCCTTCTTTCCTTCTGCAAACAACTTTGCATCTTCATCCTGATCCAAACGGCTTTGAAGTTCGGACAGCTTAACTGGATCCATTCCTTCAAAAGGCTTCAGCTTATCTTTCAGCTGACGTTGAATACCAAGCAGTTCATCGTTTTTCGATTTCAGACCTTTGGTCGCTTCGGCAACGGCTGCGGCAATTTTTGCTTCAAGAGTTTCACCGCCTTGACCACCTTCACCGCCTTCACCGCCTTCACCTTCAAAGACATACAGGACAGTAGAAGAATGGTTTACTTGATATTGATTACGAAGTTGCATAATTGTTCCCTTCGGGAGTTGAAAGAACGGCTTTGCCGATAAATAATCTGATTTGACTGCTTGGCAGAAACCAGATCTAACGCTAATTATATTGCTTCAATTTGCTAAAGGCAAGGACTTTTAGCAAATTATCCAATCAAAACTGCTCCAACTGTTGCACTTACCGACGGACCTGTACCGCCGATTACAGCTTTTACGCGCCACGTCGTTGGCAGTATAGCATTGGCAGAAACGTTGGCAGTAACAGGTAAGCCGATTCCAACAGAAAGAACAGTGCCACCAGTAGCATTCAAAGCTGCAGATTGAAGAATTGTGTAATAGTTGCCCGAAACTTCGTCCCTTCCTTCAACAGTGATTGTCAAAGTTGGCGTAGTTCCGCTTATAGCAGAAATATTGACATACAGTCTTACTGCTGTAGAAGTCAAATTTGCTAAATCTGAACCGTTGACAGTTCCTAAACCTGCGGTGGTCAGTGTTAGGATGCTTCCTGCATTCGTATTTGTATTTGTCGGTTTTACAGGAAGAGGCTCGACGTCTGTCACCCTAACAAAAGTGTTGACTAAAGATTTGAAGAAGCCTAATGTATTGCTCATGATATACCTTTCAATTATTTGCCGTTTTGCATTTGGGTACTACTTGGATTTGCGCCTTTTCCACCTACAGCCATTGAAGCTGAATGCGGAGTTGCGTTTGCGTTGCCTGGTGTCGTGCCATCAGTCTGCTGAAGTGGCGGAGGATTCTTTGCACGAGCAGCAGCTTCTTCTTCTACTGTCTTCTGAATATCAACAACTTCACCTTTCTGTAAGTTCTGAATAAGCGTCTCGTAGCTGATAGCACTATTCTGCCAAGCTGCAATAAGAGCGGTGATGGTAAGTGCATCCATCGGTGCAGGGAAGAAGTCCTTATTCAAAGCAATGTTGGCTTCAGTTTCGTCAGCTCCTGCAAATCTGCAGAACACTTTTAAAGCTTTTGTAAGTCCAATAGAAATTGCTTGACCCATACTTGCCAGCATGGACTGTTCACCGCTACGATGAATAGAAGCTGTATTGGCAGATTCCACACCATTACCACGCTGTACCTCGAGCATTCGAGCTCCGAGGATTGCCATTTGTGCTTCTTTACGTGCAAGGTTCTTTTCCAATGCGCCTAAGCCTTCACCTTTGAATTCCAAGAAGCTGGCTTTAGCATCGGGACGCGGGAAGACCCAAGCTGTCATAGAACCAATCATAAAGCTCTGACCTTCTTTTTCTACGGTGTAACCGGAAATGACAGGCGTAGGCAGACCAGTAAAATGACAACCGTGTTCGTAATCTGCTGACACACGGTAATGCGCAAGGTTAAGATCAGCGAGGTCAATCAGCGGAGGTTCATCAACATCCCAAGTTACATCGTCAACACCAATGAATTGGAAAGGGATTTCGTTAAGCACTTTCCCATTTACCATAGGAAAGGACGTAGAGATTAACCTTTCAACTTCTTTACCTGTCTCCTTATCCTTTTCAATTTGAAAGACACGCACACGATAGCAATTCTGAATTCCTGTAGCGGTTGCAATGTCGACCAGATCCAAGACACGGTATTGCTCAATTGAAGCATCTTCAAATTCGTCAACTGCAACTGTAGCTTCTTCAGCCAAGACAACAAGTGACAATTTAGTCACATTGTTAATAGTACGCGTCTTCCAATTAATAATTGAAAGTGCGCAATAGCTGCGCATAAGCGGACGATGGTTTTCAATCAATGCATCTGCCTTAGTAGCAGACGGATCGACTTCAGGGTAGTCAACAAAGACGCCTACGCGACCAAGCTTCAAGCATTCTTCTGCAATCTCCAATGCAAAGATGTGCATAGGAGTTCCGTCCATTGTTACGTTATCCATCATAGCTTTGACGGTATCAGGTAACGTAACAACAGGAGCTTTGCGGAACAGCATACCTTGCAAACCTACAATCGTCCGCCAAAAGGCGTTAAAGAATGTGGTACGCTTTTTGTATGCTTCGTAATCTGCAGGCGTTTGATCGGAAAGCTGCGGAAGGTATAATGAGCCTTGCTCATGGATTCGATCTTGACCTGCTGCAACATCTTCGCAACGGTTCCATTTGTCAACCATTGCTTTGTAATCTGGATGAAGGGTCTTTACTGGCATTTTAAACTCCGCTAATTCTTGGTCGGTGAACTATATGATCTGCCGCAAGTACGCGATACCTTGTATCGTCTGCTGCATGGTCTTCTGCATCTGTATCTACATCATCTGGATCTTTTTGATCACGTGGAATCGGTGGAACTGTACGGATCCAATCTCGGCAATTATTGAAGACATACAGGCCAGGCTTTTCCTCGTCATTAACCACACTAGCAAGGCGGTCGCGCATCAGCTCCCAACCATTCTTTCTGCTACCAGGCTTCTTATCGGCAGGTGTCCAAAATACACCTTCAGATTCCATGTTTTGACCGATCGACGCTTCATCTGTAACTGCATAGATAGCAGAGTCAGCTGGACCGCTATTGACACGGTTTTCAATACCCATTTGACGTTCACGCGACAGGATGCCAATAGCAACCTGTTTTGCCGTCATGTAGCATCCTTGGTTAGGCTTACCATCAGACCCGTACCACTCTCCAATTCGGAATAATGTCTTAGGCGGAAACACTCGTGTAGTTCCGTCCGCCATAACTGCCTCTGTCCCGTCAGACTGAGCCCACCAACCGACACTGAAAGGCTTACTTGAGCCCCAGTCAAAGGAACGGTCAATCTTCCAACTGCTTGGGATCTTAAATGGCCGCAGGATGTGTTTATTTGCGTCCCAAAGATCATCGAACATACCACCGGATGTAATGTCCCAAGATCCTTCAAGCCACGCTTTGCGCTTGTTGGGATCTGTGATCGACTGGAGCGTCTTAACGTACTCTTCACCAAGGTAAGGGTTTTCTTTGATCGAACCAAAGAGGCAAACTCTTTTGTTTCCATCGGCATCCGTGATAATGTTCCCATAGGGCGCAGGATCAATAAAGTAGTTCTTAACCCAATTGTGTCCAACACCGTAAGGATTTGTGCTAGACCTAATTAAGCGAGGAATATCAGGTAAGTATGCATGTGGCTGAAAAGAAGATCGGTTGCAAGACTTCATTGATTCATAGCAAGCAATCGAAGCCCAACTTGTCAATTCTTCCCATCCAATAAAAGGATACTCATGGCCGTGGTAGCTCCAATAATCCTCTTCGTCTTCAAAAGCACGTAGCAGTAATTCTTCTCCGGTCGGCCACACCCATTTAAGCGAAGAATTTCCGGCAAGAAAGCGAGGCTTTTGTGCTGAACGATTAAACCAGCGCTTCGACTTAGAGATAATGTCATCCAAGTGCTTGTAATTTCGTCGAAAAATAACGCCCCGCCAGTAGTCGCCATAACCCCTCCCGCAATATTGCGCAAAGGACATCAACATGCTGTCTGTCTTTCCAGGTCCACGAGTACCGGCAAAACAAACTTCTCTAATTGGGCTCTGAAGAAATAAGCTCTGGCTTCCAGGCAAAGCTTGCCACAAAGGCTTCGCAATCCTTTGTGGTAGTTTATTGACTGGACGTACTAGCATATTTAATTAATACTCGGAGGTGTGGGCATGACATTAACCACACCAGAGGTGAGTTCTTCTTGTTGCTTCTTGGCGGCAGCAGCCCACTGCTCAGGCGTCATAACACCAGGCACAACAAAGGCGCCTTCCAATTCGTTTTCAATAGGATCTTTAGTTTTGTCTTTTGGATCCATACCCATCAAGTTTGCAAGACGAGAAAGTGCAGCAACACGCGCAGCCTGGGAGGAGCCAGGACCACGATAATTCGCTTCGCGCTTTAAACCTGCTATAATACGTTTCTTTTCTGCTTCTGGATCATCTGCATCTAAACTGGTACTTCCTTCTCGTTTAGCAATCTCGCGTAAGACATACGGTTCGTTCATAAATCTGCGGCCGTATTCCTTTGCATACGCCTTGCCATAGCCTACTCGAGTAGCGGCAGCAGTTTCGTCGTAATCAACTAAATATTCTTGGACAAAGAAATCTCGTAATGCTTTTTCCCGATATGAATAGACACGCTCTTCTTCAGGTTCCATAATGGGCTGATCATCCTGGATGTCGCTCATTTTACCCTCTAGCAATGATTAACTATTGCGGAGTATATACAGGTCTGTTTAAAGAACGCAAGGAATTTTTATAGGGACGTGCAAAATACACCCTAGGCGCTTGCGGCAAAGCACCTATGGGTCGTTGTTGCAGTATGGGAAGGGTGTAGGTAGGGTAAGGGAAAATAACGCGTTGCCCGCGTTATTTTAAAGCGCAATTATGCGTCAATAAGGGACATATCACTGTCCATGTAGCGAGCGATATAGTCCGCTGCAATCGCCCAATGGTCGGCACATTTATACAAATAGCCTTGAGATACTACAAATTCACCAAACTGTTTTTGTTCTTTTGATTCTTTACCGCCGGGTTTTTTCATCTCCAAATAGAAACCAGCATACAAGCGTCTTACCGGAATGCAGATGTCTGATACACCAGCTTTGACACCTTCAGCTCTAAGCTTAGATGCAACAATGATATTCCGCTCACCGCCGTTTGGAATTGCAAACGCCCATTTCAATTCGGGCCAAATGTGGAAATGTTGAGCCATCCAACAAAACAATGCAGCTTGATGTGAATGCTCTGTGCCCGGTGCAGCAATTTGTTCTGGCGTCATTAATGTTTCCTTGTTATTAGTTCTGGACAAATACCAGGCTTAAGAATAATCCTAACTACACCTGTGATTGTGCCAATCTGCAGCTGACCGTCAACTAGCACCAAACCATCCTCGTCTTCTTCATAATACATGACAAGATGCCGCTCTTCGTCAACGGTGACAATATTTGGTATTGGTACACCGTTGACAAGAACGGACACAACAACTTCTGTTGCTTCCGGAGAATATCCAGGATCGTCTGGAAAGATAGATAAACGCATTACAGATTGGTCATAAAGAAAGGAGAGACGTACAAACCACCGTCGTAGAACTTGAGCTTTTTCTGATTGTACAAATCAACAAAGCGCTTCATTTGATCTTCATCCAAATGCTGGAAGTAAAACTTGACTGGAAGGTTAGGACTGCCTTCTGTAGCACGGATGTAAATTTTGTAGTTCTTGTCCGTACCGCTCATTTGCAAAGTGCCTTCTTCGACACGGCGCATAAATTCTTCACCGCTCAAACTACCACACCATGAACAGGTTTGATTAGGGTGATAAAAATCTGCTCCCTGTCCAATTTTAAATACAGCGGAAAAATTTCCCTTTCGCGGGCAATCCATATTCAACTCCTAGCTGTGTAGTCCATACGGGTCGTGTTCGACACCGCAATTTGGACAGTAAATAAAAACTTCGTCTTTAATTGTGCAGATGGAAAAATGCTTGTTTCCGCAATTGCAGACAAACTCTGAATCACCAAAGGCGAATGGGTGTTTCAATCGACCTTTATGTGTACTGCAAGAAGGGCATTCCAACCATCCGTCATTTTCGACATGTGAATCTTTTTGAACAACCGCAACCCATTCGTGTTTGCAATCAATACAGATTGCAGAACCACTGATGTGTGGGTCCGGTTCTTCTTTTCGCTTGAATGGTACAATATCAGCCATCAAGTCCTCTTTGCTTTGGTTGGATGCTTGCAATTAGGACTGGATCGCTCCCACTTGTCTTTTGCTTTAGCAGCTCTTTTTGTTTGCCACTGCATATTTGAAGGGTCGTCCTTACCTCCACAATCGAGCGGAGTAATGTGGTCAATTACATATCCAGGACAGGTTATCTTTTTTAGACCGGTCGACGGACAAGGAAATGCATGGACAAAAGCAGACCTCGCTTTATAACTGCGCGTCGTTGCATCTGCTGTAAAGGTCAATGCAGCCAAAGATACAACCGAGATATAAAACAACAGTCTGCTTTTCATCATGTCTCCTATCAGTTAGGTATTATTGCTTAGGGTAAACCAATTTAAAAAGAATTGCAAGGTGAAAACTTTATCTATTTTCACGATATTGCAAAACAATCACTCCTTCATTATTCAAATAGAAACGGAATTCAATGCAATCACCTTTCTGCGTCCATACATATTGGACAATTTTCACAACTTGCCCGTAAAGTTCAAAACTTTGTTCTTTGATAAAACAGTCTCGCAAAACAGAAACGTAATGCTTGATTTTGACGGTGCTTTCAATCACTTTATTTCCTTTATTTCGGCACAAATGTAACCAGTTTGAGAACGGACAAGCTGCCCACCTTTCTTTTCGCATTCATTCTTTTGAATAACGCCGCAGACAACCAAGAAAGTAAGAAAGACAACCGCCACAACAAGACACGCTATTGCTGCAATATTATCGATATGCATTTTTCGCCTCAATAAGGAATAAAGCTTGCTTTAAAATCTTTGATATCGCGTTCGTAAACAGTCTTATCTGTACCATTGAACTTGAGGTAGACAATGTTATCGACTTCCACCCACTTGGCGTCTTTCTTTGACATTTTAACATGCGCTATCACAGTATAAACACCCTGAGACTTTTCGTGCATGTAATTACAACCAGGCTTGATTTCAAAATCAGGTTTATTAGCAGCCATTATTGCCCCTGTTCTTTAGAGATTTCAAGTGAACCGTAAACAATTGCCAAGTCTGCACTGGAACCAAACTTGGAACGAAGAAAGTTTAACCGTTCTCGGACATATCCAATTTCTTCTTGTTCCTTTTTAGGGAGTTGGGATATTGCTTCCCGCATTGCCTGGATCCGCAATTCCGCCGGTGTTGGCGTATGAGGCGGAACGAAATGCATCCTCACATTCTGTGCTTCGCCTACTTCCTTGTTGTCCACTAACAGTTTTGCGACTTGCGGAGGCTTCTCGCTTGGATTTGACATTTGATTTTCCTTCAATGTAAAGATTGATTTGATTGACAGCTAAGAGGAACAAGACAATAGAGACAACTGATTTGCTTGCTTCAAAGATAATTCTAAGGCTTTTCATTTTTAACGATAGTTACCTTACCACCTGGATGGCGCAATGCAGGCATAGGTTTGCCATCAATGTAAGTAATAATTGGCTTCGGATATCTCAAAACGCGGCTGACACCAGCTACTTCCGGTCCCGCTGCACCAACGTCCGATAACCACACTCGTAGCGTGCGGCGGGCGACGCGGCGAGCTTCACGTCGTTCATCGTGGCTCATAGCGACGATACCTAGACTGATTCGAATTGCTTCAACAACTTCCGGTGTAGCAATATATTGTTTTTTGATTTCTTCACTCATTTCATTCTTTCAAGAGTTATAAACCTTAATTCCACTATCTTTCAAAATGTCAAGGACTGCGCAAAGTACAGGATCTTCACCAGGCGCACTGGATTTGCTTGAATGCAAACGGTTCCTTAATGCAGTTAAAGAAAAAGACTTCTGTTCGACAGCAGGCTTAGGCCGTTTATCAACCTTCCATACAGCAGTCCAGCGGCAATCTTCACATATATCAATATGTCCACCGTTATGAACCTTTACAGGGACAACGTCAATAGTTACTTCCACTGCAAGCAAAGAACGACCAGCTTGAAGCGCGACTTCTTCAGTCTTACCGCTTAGACGAGCTGTACCTTCACCATATTGCATTTCTTTCCCGCAGCAATCACAAAATATGCGTTTCATTTTAATCCTTTGAAGTAAAGTGTAAAGATTTGAATAGCTTCTTAAACGGCAGATAAAACACATAGACAAGAGCAAGCACGCTCATAATGCCTAATACAGTTCTCATTTATTCCTCATCAGGATAGAAAATACATACATTGCCGTACTTCAATTCTCTTTCAAGCTTTCCGTCTTTAAAAGAATAGTTGCCTCCTCTGTCTCGCTTTACACGGATAACATATCCTTTCTGTGCATGTGCTTCGAAACAGTCCATTATCTTATTGCCGTTGAAGTAAATCTCCACTTTAAACGGATCAATATCCGCCCTAAAGTACCGACTGTTTTTATCTACTGAAACAAACGGAAGGTTCACAACTGGCCTCTGTATTCGCAGATGTAAAATTCAGGTGGTTCTCCAACCCTTTCAGCTATTGTATAAGTCCAATCTGTAGAAACAAGTTCGAAAACAATAGCTTCCAGCATGGAGCGCGTTTGCTGCCACCTAGGCAGCTTATTAAAAGCTTCCCGCACTTTATCTTGCAATGCGCAAGCTCTTTTGTAATTAGGATCCATTAGAAATCAACTTTAAAAGTTGGCAAGGTAGGACGTGTAAGAAATTTAGGTGTCCAACGAAGCATTGGATTTTCAAACCGCTTGAAACTTGAAAACCGATAGTCATCTTTTTCAGCTAACCTTTCGTAAAGCGGAATAAGACAATCGTCCAACCATTCAAGACGCAACTCTATACGCCTTCGAACAACATTCCTAAATTTATAATGGACGTATTCGTCCAAATAAGAATAAGGATTTAGCATCAACATTATTGTCTTTTTTATATCTTCTACAATGAAGCGTTGAAACCCGTAAAAGTGATAAGCTTTATCCAAAGCTGAACAGACGTAATTGCTTTCTCTTCTTTCAATTATCTGACGAGCAGCCTTCAAAGCGTCCACATGTTTTTGAGTCACAAGGTAAACTTCAATGTAATAGACATTTTCATGCAAAGGATTAAACATACTATTTGACTCCGCTCAGTATGCTATTGATAAAACCTTGCAGCGGGCTCGGTTCTTTTGCATTCAAAGCTTTGCAAAACTGGTTGGCTTTTGTCTGCAAATGCATGGACGGATATTCGTTTACAAAGGACAACCGGCTTCTTGTAATCCAAGTCCAACGACCGTTACGCTTAACAATATGAATTTTCGTTTTCATCTTACTTCTCCAGTTTACATTGCAGTTCTTGAAGTTCAAGCTGAGTTTTAATTTGCCTTGCTTTCATGTCTACATAAGCTTGTGCAGGGACTTCATGGAAGCAATTGACGATGCGAGTCAGTGTTTCAAGATTGATTTCAATTTTACCTCCCTTTTCAAGGATACCTTTTTCATATGAAGTAATGAACAATTCTTCTTTAAGGATCCCAGTAACTTCAAAAGAGGTCAACGGTTTATCTGTTACTTGGCGTTCGTGTCGTGTTCGCATACGTTTTTCCTTGTCTGGTGTGCCCGGTGGACGACCAAGCTTACGTTTCATTGAAGGTAGAGAAAGACTAGACATAGTGCCTCCTATTAAGGAAATTGTTTACCCAATTTATCTTTCAACTTCTGCACATCCTTAGGATGACAGATAATAGTGCGTTCCAGTTTTAAGAAAAACACTTGACCTTCAGGCACTACGCAAGCATACCCAAAGAAATCTGCCATCCATGCATTAATTTCAGCACGAAATTCCGGTGTAACAGGAACCTTCTCAGATAACTGCATCTTAGGATACGTCTGGCCCGCGACAATTGAGTAGCCGTTTAAGACGAACGGTGGATTAAACATTTTGATTAAATGGTTGGTGAACGGCCTGGACGGTAAGGAATGTTAAGTGGCAAATCTTGATGACCACACTGCATGCAGGTGAAGCCAACGCACCTCCATCCGTTCGGGTATTTGGTGCGGTGCTGGATGCTATAGTAAGTCTGCTCCATAATCAAGAAGAAATCTTGTGCCAATGGTTTGCGACAATAGTGGCAATTAGGTGCTTGTGTTGTCATTTTTGTTTTGTGATCATGCAGCCAAATGCAAATCCAGTCCAGAATAGGGCCTGTACAGCTAGAAATATAAAGGTTGCCATTATTTATTCTCAAGATAAGCAAGCGGCTTAATTGTAAAGCCTTGTTTCTCCCACTTATCTGCTTCTTCCTTACTGAATGTAGCATGCATCTCGCCACCGCACTTATAGGCCCATGCTACCGGAACTTTCGCTGCCTCTACCTGCTGCGCTGGTGCTTGCTCAGCCTGCTCTTTTAAAGCTTTGATCTCATCCTGCAAGTTGGTGGTAAACAATGCAATATCGTCTTCCCACTTACCGGAATCAGACTTGCAATTCATACCAATAGCTTTACAATGGCTATAGAGCCACGATAGCTCTTTTGGAGGTAAGTGTTTTGCTTCAGGTTTAATCACTGTGGATACAGCGGATGTTGAGCGTCCATAGTTAAGACCGTTGAACCAAGCACCGCGCAAAGCGCCTCCAGGCTGCATGTCAGCAGGAGTGGAAGGTGTTTCTGCATAACTCTTATAGGCTGCTTCGTCCGCGCTTTGTTCATTCAACTTCAAAGCACCTTCAAAGTCGCCAGCGTTTACACAACGATTAATTGCCTTATCCAGTTGGTGTTGCGTAGGATAGCACGGTTCGGAAAGTTCACATTCAGCTTTACCGCACACTTTGCACAGTCCAAGAACATGTTTGGCTGTCATATTCCTATTACACATATTAAATTCGGTGCAATAATTAGGTGTATCGCAACCGGAGCATAGTTCAACGTTTGCTGAAAATTTTTGTCCAACTCGCGGCTGTGTGGTTATCTCACCTGTCTTTACATTAAGACGAACGCGAGTTGCACCACGGATCTCAACTGTATCAGGCGGCAAGTTGGGATCAACTGTGATTTGGAGTCCACCGAAGAAGCTGTGAGGTGGTATTTTAATTGAGTAAGCCTTGTCCATTATTCACCTTTCAATTGCTTAAAGATGTTTTCTTCGATCTTGCGCACAATTTGGACTGCTTGGGCAAACGTTATTTCATAGTTGCCATTGTAGTTGAAGCAATTGCTTTTGAACAAAAAGAGAATATTGTTCTCATTCATCGGTTTGGAAGCTGCAAGCTTAATCTGTTCAGCTAATGGGTCAGCTTGCTTTGACTTAATTTCGTTTGTCAAGTCGCAAATTTGCTTTGACAAAGCATCTCTCATGTCCAGGATGTCGTGTGTAAGAGAGGTTAGGGTTGTTCGCCTGCTTTCTTCAATCCTTGTAACAAGATCGTTATGCACGCTGTGGATAACATGTCGAACTTCATTTGAAGTTGTATAGTCAGGTATCGAGCGAGTTGCAATACGAGCTTGGTCTTGGGCGTCTTGTTGCTTTTGGGCACGAAGGGCCTTGGGTGTCTTATTAACCACACTCACCAATGCCTTCATGTCGAAGTCGGTTGGTTGAATATGCTGTTCGTAAACATTGGTATGTACCGGCGTACCTTGCATCACACCGTTGTTGTTAAAGAAGCGATGAACTTCTGCAACGCGGATGCTGTAAGAGACAAGTTTGTAATTGCCATTAGGTTGTGGTGTTGGAGACTTTTGAGTTTCGTCAGTGATTCGACGGCTGTTTTCATCAGGTGTAATTTTAATGTTTGGCTTGTAGATGTTGTCCATTTGATGCTCCTTATTAAGATTGTTAGTGAGTTACGGTAACGGTGATTGGGGAGATGTAGTATGCTGTACTGAAGCCTGCGATAGTGAGTATGATGAGGATAATTATAATTGCATAGTCCAACCAATTGGGCTTAAACACAATAGCCATTTGAAACATGATAAATATGGAAATAAGCGGCACGAAGGACAACAGCAAGACTATGATGGCAATAAGTGTGGACATAATTATAGTTCCTCTACTTTGTAGGCGTAAACGTTGTGGTCTTTGAGACGTTGGGACACAGGGAGTCGTACTTTGGTGATACGGTAGGACGGGAGAGGCAAGGGATTGCAGATAACCACACTATCGTTGAGTGTTGGTACAAGGTCGGTGAATTTGAGGATCTCTTGGCGGGTGTATGTACCAAGTTTGATGGTGATTAGCATGTCTTACATTCCTTGGACAGGAGTTATTAAAACTTATCCTTGAGGTATAAGGTTTGGGTATTGCTGTAGGGTATATTATGCGCTGGAAAATTGTCTGTTGCAATAGAAATGTTGCATCTATTATGATTTGTTGGTGAGTAGATATTATAGGGTTGTATAAGTTGGGACATGATAGGTGATTTTAAAATTTATGGGGGGGGGGGGGGTAGGTATTAAAATAGAGGCTATAAGTTTTGCTCGGGCTCTTTATGATAGCTGATGGGCAGAGGTGGAAAAGGTCGCTACGGTAGGCCGCGCTTACCTTAGAACAATGGCTTTGAGGCAATTCATTTACGCCCAGAAACATAAACATTACCTGCCAGCAAGATGCATACAGTTTGCGCAAACGCAAACGCGATGCTATACTATACGCTATACTGTAGTTAAGCAGTAAGCAGTAGCAGTAAGTAACAGCAGCAAGTAGTAGCAGTACCGTAAAGCAACATTACCTTAACCCAACTTACATAGGTGCAATTATGGCAAAGCAGCAAAACCAACAAGCTAACAACGTTAGCAACGAGCAAGTAGTTACCGCAGCACAAACCTTGCGTGCGCGCAGGGTAGCAGCAGTGCAACAAGCATTGTATGCACAACGCATTGCAGCAAAGCAAGCTAAGTACACTGCAGCAGTAGCAGCATATAATGACGCACAGCAAAAGCTTGCACAGCAGGCAGCATTTAATGCAGCAGTTGCTGAGCTGCATGCTAAGTTTGGTATTGCAGTACAACCCGTTGCACCGCGTGCTAACAGTGCTACTACTGCACCTAGTGCAAGCGCAATAAACGTAAATGGTGTGTTGCTTAAGCCGGTAGCAGCAGTGCATGCTATTTGCGCAGCTAACCCCAACGCTACACGCAAGCAAGTTATTGCAGCATGCATACAAGCTGGTATTAACCCTGCTACGGCTGCAACGCAATACGGTGTATACAAGCAAAAGCATGCACAGTAGTAATGTGTAACGTATAGCACTAGCATACACTGCTAGTGCGTACGTATAAGCATGCTATACTGTAGTGTGCTTATACGTAGCACGTAGTAACCACTTAACTAGGAGGACAATAATGTTTATTATTGACACGTCTGTCACATGGGAATTGCACCCGGAATTTGAACGTTGGGCTGACGAAGCGGAACCGTGTTTTGACAATGCTGGTGCAAGGGACTACTTTGCAATGCAGTGCATGATGTAAAGTACCGCTAATAACCACTTGGCAACAGGTGGTTATTGGATGCGCTTTGCATCTACTCAACCATAGGGATTTATCATGAGCAACACTACGAACAACGACGATCTGTACGCAAGCGACACAATACCAGATAGCGAGACAGTAACTATTGCCTTCCGTGTACCGAAAGAACTTCGTACTAAATTCAACGAATTGTGCGAATCACGAAACGTTGAAGTTTCCAAAGTGCTCCGTCGCTTTATCGAGCGCGAAATTAAGGCTGCTCAACAAAGCTGATAACCACACTACAGCGGCACTTGCCGCGGAGGAATAATCATGTTTATTACTCAACAATGCATACCAGAAACTGGCGATGGTTACAATCCAGATTTCTTCGATGCAATGCTCGCTCATGAATTGGACGAGTTTTGGCTGAACGGGATTAATCTTTCCAACGACACGTTTTTCGTCTATCTCATGTTTTAAGGAATTATCATGGCTCTTACTGAAAATCAACAGATACTCATTAAAGGTCTTATTGAGTATTACTCAGATCCTTCCGAAGAAACTGGTGCAGGACCAGGCTACGAAACAGCCGAAGGTTGCCTTTCTGCAATCGCAGTTAAGTGCGAATATACAGCAAACAGCTTGTCTAACTTGCTTGAAATCATCGCACTGGCTCAATTGGCTATTAGCAAGATTTAAGGAACTATCATGACAAAAGAGCAAGCAGATGAAATGTACGGTAAGAAAGTACACGAAGACAAAGAATTCGTTGTTCGTGTAAAAGTCGACCAGCAGGGTAAGCTTAAAGTTTATGCACATCGTGTCTATAATGGAACTGAGCTTCTCCCGCACGGATACATGTTGGGCATCAATGCTCTGATTATGGAATCGCAGAAGTGATTGCAACCGTTTTAAAGCGTGGGCATTGCATTTAAACGCTAGGGTATAGCTAACCCTTACCCTAGCACCGCAAACGCAACCTAGCACCCTTGCCGTAAGTTTAAACCGCATTACCAGCAACACCAAAGCACAACAAACGCACCAATGTATTCAAATTGTTGCTTCTTTAATAATTCAATCACGAATGGAGCAAAATCATGCAATATAAGTTCAAACAAGCACCTTGGGCAACCTACCAAGCCAGCATTATCAAAGGCAAGTTTTACCTTGTCTGTCTCTTCCACATTGTCATACTTACACAGGATGAACTCAACTTCCTGTTGGCAGTAGGCAAGCTGGATCGTGTTATTAACTAAATTGCTGACAAATACTAAGAAGGAGTTCACTTCATGATCCCTATCATCGTTGGCTACCTTATCGCCTACATCCTTGTTGTCGCTTTTCTGCTTCTATTCATTAAAGGTGCAGGAACTTGCGAGCAAAGTTGATGTTTGCGCTAACGCAAACCGTTAGCGCTAGATGTGCTATACAGTAAAGCTTGCAGTACCAGCTAAACAAAATCACCAGTGTTAGCATCTATCCGGGTGCTAACGCGGGTAATTTCGCCCGGCAACCTGTTAAGGAGTGACAAATGATCAATACTCGTACCGATGCTATCAACTTCCTCAAGTCCCAAGATGGTTTCAATGAGGCCATGGCGAAAGTTATCGTGAATGAGTGCTTCAACCTCGCACCCAACACGGACAATGATGACAAAATGCGTCATCCCGACGGCACCATCGTGCAGATGGAAGAAAAAGAACTGCGCGAACTCTACGAGCACATGATTCTCGAAGAGATTGATGTCGAAGGTGACTACATCACCGTGCTGGACGAGCGCAAGTACAACCTCAACGGCGACATTGCGTTAATGCCCACACTCGAGCCTGAGCCTGTCGCAGCTGAGGGTGCAACTGGAACTGCTGAGCAGCCTGCAGCAACTGATGGTGCAGAAAAGAAAGAAAATTATGAATAACAAACTTGAAACAACTGATCTGGCAGCGCTTGTTGCTGGTCATATGAGCAAAGATCAATTGTTGAAATTGATTCGCGCACTTGAAGAAACAAGTGAACCAATTAGCGTTCAGACAGCAGGTGTCCTTTCTGATAATGCTAATCGCGAAGCAATTCGATTGCTCAAAGATGGCTTCTACAGTTGGACCGGCGAGCACTTGGAATAATCACACTACGGCGTCGCTTGCTCTGCAGGTGGCGCCTACTTTAGGAGATTTATCATGTCCAAAGAATACCAACTTGGTCTGCAACACGCTCTTGAAGGGACTTCGTTTATGAAGAACCAGACACGCTATACGACACTGCGTGACCAAATCGAATACAACCACGGTTACATCGCCGGTCTGAGGAAGAAATTCGGGTTCGTGAAAAGAGCTGCAGTATGATGACCACACTAATGCTCGGCTTCCACTACGTTCCTAACTATTTGTAGGAGATTGACGATGAAAAAGCTAATTTTGATAGGTTGGTTAGCTGGATTTGCTGTGTATTTGCATCTGAAAGATGGGAAGCAAACTCAGGATGTAAATAAAGTCGTGAAGGAGCCTGTAAAAGAAGAAAAAGAAGAGTGCAAGTATGCGGAGATACATGCACCACCATACAAAAGTGTCGGTGACAGATGTAAAGGAGAATAACCACACTACACAAGCGGCGTCAACTTGGCGCCGTTTTTATTTTGGGAGTGGTTTCGTGATAGTAATAGGGTCGTGAAGCGCAAAAATGCGTAAATTGTGAATTTACTGCATTAATTATCAGTGTAAACCGACAAATTTATGCGTTAAGAAAATAAATATTGGGTTTTTGAGCGATTATTTGCACCGCATTACCTTATAAAACAAGGGTTTAAGTACATCTTCATACTGCTGTAGTAAATTAAAAGTTTAAACCAGACAATAATTGATAGAGGGGTAGTACCTATTGTCAAGTGCTAATTTTTTACCATGCGTGAAGACAAAATTAAACTCACGTGAAAATTAAATTGGTATATGGCGCATAAAATATTAAAAGTTATTATATAGGGTAGTACCTAGACTCACTGGGTCCCTTCCCCCCACGGTTTCACGCAGCCAAAAAATTAGCTTGCAAGTTTTAAATACTTAGGTATATAATTGTTTTGCCGCATTAAACTGTACATCTGCACAACATTCTTATCTAAGATTTATATCAACTTTCAAACTACCACCATGCTTAAAGTAGAACAAATTTTTAATCATTATTCCAAAGATACTGCATTCCTCGTCACTAGGTATCCCTCGCTGTTTGGGAAATATTGCAATATTCGTTATTGGGTGGAATCTCATCCCTATTTCGGCCAAAAACTGCGCCATCAAATACAAGATATTCAAACAAAAGAATGGTATGCTGCAAAAGACTCTTCTGAAGGCTACAAAGACATCATTATCCTGCAACGTGTAATTGAAACCGACTACGAAAAGCACCCGTTCCTTGAGTGTGGTCATCTCAAACCGTTCTGCATTAATCTTTCCGACCTCAGCTTGAACCATTTGGTTACATTCGCCGAATACTATGTTTTCTCAGAAGCTCAGAAACAAGTAATTATCAAACACTTTAAAAATCATAATGTTGATGCTTCTTCTATTAACTGGAAAGATAATTCTATAATAGTTGAACCTGTTCAAGAGAAAAGGGTTCCCAACCCTGTCGGTCGGCCTAAGCTTACGCTTGAACAACGGCAACTGAATGCAATCAAAAGAAGTGCGAAATACAAGGAAGATAGCTACTTCAATATCAGCAAAATGAAATTGGAAAATGTAAAAACTTACTTCTTGCAAATTATTGATTCAGGCGATGTCACGTATGCTGAAGTTTTGAAAAAGTTTCCTGAATTCTTTGAATAATCTTTATTAATAAACGAAATGTCTAAAATTTACCAAATCCACACTACGCTTAATTGTCCGAAAAGAAGGTTAGTTATTATAGATGGTGTTTTATGGAGCTTTAATAATGTTGGATGGATTCACTGGTTGTATGAGAGCCGGGATTGTAAAGGATGTGCTAACCCTGAACCGTTCGCCACAAAACTTGGAGATGCTAATGCAATATTTGATTTAAGCAACATAAAT